CAACACTGGTCTCACTAACCCACTTGATAGTTGATAATGGAATTGTTTTATCTTTTAATTGTGATTCCCATTTACCAATAACTTCTTGAGCAATATCACCTAAGTTAACACCTTTTAATTCTCTTTCTTTGTTGAAAGGATTACAAGATGCTTGAACTAATCCCATTGGCCAAGCCATAATGAAAAAGTCCGCCTCAGGATTGTTTCTAAATGCTGTGTATCTATCGTAAGAACCTGGTTTAAACATTGAACCTCCACCATATTGAAATATAATACCATCACTAACTCTTGGAAAATCTTTCATCTTTTCCGCATAGTCTTCGGCATTTTTTTGTAATTCTTCAGGTTTAGCAGCACCATTTTTTTTCATCCAATCTTTAATATTATTTAAGATTGAAAGTAATGATGGCTCAGAATCCATAACCAAGCCTTCTAAAAATCCCTTTTTGTTTTTAAACGCTAATAATAATTTGTTAATAACAAAACCTAATAACATTTTATTTTTTTGTAACGATTTTTCTTTATCAAATCTATACAAATAATTAACGACTTCTTTAGGTGTAATGTCGTGTTTGGCAAAATCAGCAGAATCAACAGTACTAATTAATAAAATATCTGAAGATGGGAATAACTCTTTTGGTGATACTACTTGAGATATTGTTTCAACATTTGAACGAGATGCTCTAAATGATGTTGATTTCGTATCTTCAGCACCTGCCTGTCTATCGTGATGGTCAGTATGAATAACAAACATCGGTTTACCGTGAGCAAAATCTACAAGAACCGGCATAGTATCACCACTAGCATCATTCTTTTTAATAGCAAATTCCTTATCACCATATTGTATGATATGACTACCAACAACTTTAATACCATTATCTTCAAGGTATTTCTTCATTGCTATAGCAGTAGTAACACCATCCAAATCTTGATGGAAATAAATTTCAGCCTTTGGGTATCTTTTAGCAAGAGCATTAATTTCTCTTAAACCAGATTCTTTTAATATTTTTTTCACGGATTAATTAATTAAAATAATTTACCAATAAAAGTTAATGCTTTGTCAATTATATCTTGGTCCAACCCTAACTTATGTAAAGCATTATATGTTTGTGGTCCAGGTTTTCCATCTGGATTAATTTTTTCAAACTTTTGAAATATCTCAACAGCTTTAGATGTTAGGCTTCCCCATTTAGAATCTACAGGAATTTGAAACACTTTACCACCAGCCTTGATGTTTTTCATTTTAAAATAACTATTAAGAGCATTTTGAAGTTCAAATACTTCTTGTCCACTCATTTGACTTTGTTCCGCAATAACTCTTTTAACAATATTTGTTAAATCATTTTCAGTTAATTTTATAATTTTCTTTGACATATAATTATTTTAGTGTTAATAAGTATTTTAATTTATTTATTTCACTTAACATCTCATCCCTAATATTAAGTAAATCAGTATCGTAACTTGAATCTAATTGTCCTGTCATACCAACCAAAAACTCAGTGATACCGTCCAAAAAGTTTTGAACATTAATTATTTTAATGTCTTGAAACATAATAGCAAATTCAGGTTGAAATTCAGGTCTACCATATTTTCCCATCATTGACTCAGTAAAACTGTCAATTAAATCTCCTATATTATCATAAATTTTACCGTATGATTTATGTTTAGCATATCCAAATGTTTGCCAATGTAAAAATCTAAATTGATTTTGTATTTGTACTAATTTTAATATTAATTCTTCTTTCATAATTATTGTGGTTTAAGTTAACCTACTTTTTGATTTACCGTAGGTACAGGATTTTGAGTTGATTGTAAAGGTGCTCTAAATTTTTGTATTGGAGCTGTGAATGATTTAATTTTTTCTAATTGTGATTTCACAAAAGGAGATTCTTTTTCATTTTCAACTGGAGTATTTAAAGATTGAAGATATTCTTTACCATATAAAGTCCAAGCATTTTTAGTTCTAAAACCAAAATTACCATAACCAGCTCCTTTGTTTAAAACACCATTAGTAAAACCTGTTGCCCAATTTTTAGCATTTGTATCTAACCAGTCTTGAAATAATTTAACACCATTACTATCTTTTAATTCAGTTGGTATTGGAGTTTTTTTATTAACAGTATTATTTACTTTAAATTCAGGGTCATTACAAGTGTAATTAATTATTTTTTTGGTTGATATTTGATATTTTCTACCATTATCATAATAATAGTAATCATTTATTTGATAATATTCAGAACCTTTGGCAGTTTTACCTTTTTTAGCTTGTGGATGTTTAGGAACACAAGGATATTTTGACCAATTAGGTGTTGTTGTTGTTGTTGCCGCTGGAGTATCTAAACCTGCAAATGTTGCAACACTTGAATTACCACCATTTGTTGTAGCATCACCTAAAGTAATACCCATAGTTGCCAAATGAGTTTTTAAAGCATTCCATTCGGTTGGGTCGTTGTTGGGGGAAATTGCTCTTATAATTTCAGTTCCAAAATCTTTTCCTGAGATTGTCTTGTATTGGTCCATAAATGTTTTGAAACTAGACTTGTCTTTATATTTTTTAATAATGTTTACGATGTTAGATTCGTCACTATTTGTCTTATCTAATTCTCTCATTATTGTACCAACATCCTCCGCATTGTTTGCTTGTTCAGAAATTACAACACCTCTTTTATAGTTCAATAAAAACTTCATTGAATTTATTTCTTCATTAATTTGTTTTTTCATAATTTTTATTATTTAAATGATAATGCATCAGTTAAGTCCTTTCCAAACTTTTGAGATAAAAAATTTTGTATTTGGTCACTTCCTTGTGATGAATTTGAATTATCTTGTGATGTTTGTTTTTGTGATGAGTTATTTTGATTTACGACCATATCTTCTTTTTCATAATTTTGAGCAATGTAGTCACTGGTTTTTGGGTCTTCAGCAACTTTTTTTCTAAATTCTTCGTCTTCAGACATTTTTCTTTCAAAAGTTGTTAAAGATGGTATACCAAAATAAGCTAATAAATTATTAGCACTAATAAATTTTCTAAAAGCATTTCTTCTATCTTGTCTTGCACCAACATTTAACCACCATTTTTTAATACCATTTTCAGGTAAAACACCATTTTTTGCAAAATATTTTGACAATCTTTCACCTTGAAAATAATCTTTTAAACCTGTTTTAAATGAACCTCCAGATATAACTTCTTTACTTCCAGCTTTTATTCCTGAAACAGCTCTACTACTACCAGCTAGCGTATTTAATCCATCACTTAATTTTGAACCTAAACTTGGACTTACTTTACCTATACTTTGAACTGTTTTTTGAACCGCCGGTTCATTAACATATTTACCTAAACTACTAAACTTTTTAGCCATCTGAGGATTTTTTGCCATATAGTCTGTTAATGTTTTACCTCCAGCCTTTATCGCCGCAGCACCTTCTTTACTTCCTTTAAATAACCTAATAATTGGTTTAGCTATAAAATCTCCGACAGTTGGAATTAAAGCAATTAACATTAACGCAGCATATAATTTTTCACCTTTATATAGATAATAACATATTAAAGCTATGTCAGCAACCTCACCAATTACAGGAACAAATCCCGCAGCCATTAAAATGTTTTCAAAACTCAACAAAGATTCGTTAAGTGTTTCTTTTTCATTTAAAACTTTATTAGTTATTAGGTCTAATTGTCTTTCTGTTAAAATTATTGACGGCATTTGATTTTTATTTATAAATACCTGTTAAAAGAAAAAAAAATCTTATTTATTTTGTCAACACTATATAAAATAGTATCTTTGTTAAAATCACACAAAATTATGAAAAAGATGTATAAACTATATTCCGTGGAAATTAAAACATTATTAAAAATAATTGGAATTGGTTTTGTTTCAATAATATTACTTAAACTTGGTATTGTTAAATAAAAAAGGGTCTTACGACCCTTTATTTACCAATTTTATCTTTATCTGATGTTATTATTTCATTATAAGCCGAATGGGTTAAAACAACTTTTTCAATTTCAGATATTGTATTCCACGGAATACTATGTTCAGACTCAGGACTATAATCTCCCTCAACCAAATATACCACAATAGTATTAGGTTCTAATGTTAAAAAACCGTGAGCTTTATTATTAGGAATACGAACAGCGTCAGTATCTTTCATTATTAAATATTCAACTTCCTTGGTATTAAGGTCAACCATAAAATCTACAATTGAACCTTGAACAACTTTAACATACTTTGTTTGTCTTGGATTGTCCTGATAATGAAGACCCCTAAACGTATATGGTTCATTATTAATACTAATTGAACATTGGTCCCATTTATCACCCAAAACCGTGGTTGATATTGGTGTATACGAACCTCTGTCGTCTTTAAAAGTTAAATGATTATAATGCTCCATGTTCTTTTATTTCTAATTTTAATTGTTTCTTTTGGTCAACAAAACCTTGAACTCTTTTTTTGGCAACTTCCGTATAGTTTTGAGAAAGTTCTACTCCTAACCATTTTCTATCTAAAGTCTCTGCGGCAACCATACTTGTTCCACTACCACAGAATGGGTCAAGAACTATATCATTCTTATATGTAAGGATTTTGATTGCCTTAGTTGGAATGTCCATAGAGAATGTTGCTTTAGTCATTTGTTTTGTGTCGGCAAAATAATTCCATTGTCCAAAAACTAAATCCATAAATTCTCTTTTTGATTCTTCAGGATATAATACTTTCTTTTTAAATGTACCATCCTCTTGTTCCATATTATCAATAACACCAACCCATTCAGGCTCACCTTTAATCTTTTTAATGTGGTTTTTCTTATAAGCAAGAACTACACACTCTTTTGGATTATAAATGTATGGTGCTGATGGTGACATCCAAGAACCCCAAGCTGTAGTCTTGCTTCTATGTGGAGAACTTTCTTCAAGGTCAACAACTCCAAAGAATTTAAATCCAACCTTTTTCATAACACCCCAAAACTCTGCCATAAATAAAACTCTTCCACCTCTTTCTTGTGTATTGGTTTCATATGGAATGTTTACTGCGATTCTACCATCATCTTTTAATACACGTAAGGCTTGAGTTAACCACTCTTCTGTGAACACCCAGTAATTCTCCATTGTCATATCATCTTGATGTGTATCGTAGTTGATATTACAATTATATGGTGGTGATGTTACGATTAAGTCTACGGAACCTTCAGGAAGTTTTCCCATTTCCTCTCTACAATCTCCGTTTATAATTTTTCCTGTTTCTATCATATCTTTTAATTTTCGTGGTATTCCCACTCGTCGTTATTTTTAATCATATTAATTGGAAGGTCTAAGAATATTGCGTTTTGTTCTCCTGCGTATAGACCAACTATGTTATAGTAATAGAACTCTTCGGCTTCCAAACTATCCATTCCATCTCTTTCCATTAGAATTGATAATATCTTTTCTTTGGAATATAATATTCTTGGTCCATTACCAAACTCTTCGGTAATACCTATAATTGCTCCTTCGAGACCATCTAATAATATGGCTCCTTCAGCCTTTTCGTGAATATCAACTAACATTATCTTCTAAGTTTTTAATTTTTCTTTCAAGATACCATAAGGCTTTCTTTAGGTCTTGAAGTTCTTTGTCTGCCCCTTTTTTTCCCGCTCTTGAAATATATTTTACGGTGTTTCCAAGATGAAAATCTAAATCCCAAGCCTCAATAACTTTGATGGCTTCGTATTCT